TGTCCATTCATCAAATGTTCTGTCACCGGCCAGTTTTAATGCACGACCACGGAATGGGCGTTCAATAGTACCTAGAGTAGAAGCAGGCAAAGATGTAGAGCTTACCAAAAAAGGAGTTTTTCGAGTATCTTCTGAACCACCAGCAAATGCAGGAAATTCAACCAAGACCTCAAAGCGGTTACTTCTGGCACCGCCTCCACTTAGGGCTGCTTTAAATTGGGAAATCGTAGCCATTTTTTATAATCCTATAAATTGTTTGTCTTATATAACTTATTTATATGCGAACTAATCGCAAATTCTTTTTGGTCTTCTTCCGCTTGTTCTTCCATGCTTAAATTGAGAATTCTCTTTTAAGAATAATTCAAAAGAGACTTCTATTTGTTGATTTCGTGTATACTTAAAATCTTCTACACCATCTGTGTACCATTTAAACCCTTTGTTCTTAGGCCCGCCAATCTTTCCTAAGTTAGATTGGTGTTCGCTATTAAACCTTGCTAATTTATTTTTCTTTTGTTTTTCTATTCCCATTTGGGAATTTTTTAATTTTTGTTCTTTTGTTAATGAAAACATTCCAAGATTATTCTTCCTACAAATTACACCACCAAGTTTCCCACCATCAGAACACATTTTTTTTCTTTCTTCTACACATCTATTTGCTTGATTTATTTTTGAAAAATTTGATCTTTCAGAAAATGTCAAAGAGTGTATTCCTAAATTATTATCAACAACGTAATTTCCAACATCCCAACCAAGACCACCACAAACAAGATTGTACGTCATTGGATTATCAACAAAAGATTCAGTTACTAATTCTTTTTCTTTTTCTAACATCTCGTCATAAGTGTCAAACACAAACAAAATTTCTTTTTCGAAGTTTTCTTTTCCGTGGAACTTTATAGCTCTCTTAATAAGAAAACCAGAACCCATATAAGAATCATCTAAGTTTTTTGTCTTATGCATACCAATATAGGTCTTTCCGTTGATTTTGTTTGTTATTTTGTATATGGTGTTATAAATAGTCATAGTGATTACTTCCTTAATAAGTAATTGCTGTTTAATGGTCATGTAGACTGAACTCTACATGACCATTTTTTTGTTTATGCCCCTTCTAGTTCTTCAAAATTGGCACCTGTAGAGACTGCTACAAATGAGAGTCGAATTGTGTTGATTGATCTAGCGGGTGATATGTAGATATCACCAACAAATTCATTACTGTCTATTACTTGTGGTGTGTTGTTTGTTTCATCAGAAACTACACGTTTTTCATAGATGCCACGGCGACCTTGGATGTTATCAAGATACTGATTAGTCGCATTTCTGAACAATGAACGTGTGATAGGATCGTTTAGTTCGAACAACTGGTATCTAGCCGCACGACTAATAGCCCGCTTAATAACAATAAACAAGGTACGAACGTTGATGCGGTTAAAGGCAGAAGGTGCTTTAAGCAGTGTCTTATCACCAAACAACACAGTGCCTTCGCCCGGAAATGATATGATAGAGTTAATGCCATCTTTATACAAAACATCTCGTTGTGCTTTGTTTGGCGACCATGCAAGCTTGATGACGTTCTTCAACTGTCCACGGTTTAGACCAGCGGGAGAGAACCAAGGTTCTGCGGTAACAAACAAACGAGAATGCAAACCAGCAGCATCGGAATCACAAGGAATCCACATGGTGGTGTCATTGTATTTGTCATTAACCAGTTTCCAGTTATCAACACCGAATCCATAAGAAGTGTTTTTGTTGATTGTGGTGTTAAAGAATTCTCTAACATCAGCAACAGCAGTCAAATTATTATAAACATCAGAAAGATCAGGAGCTACAAAAGCTACAGAATCACCACGACCTTCACACACATCAACAGCGCGAATTTTAGCGGCTGAATCTGCACCAGAAGTCATCAGTCGAACAATGTCAACAGACTCTGAATTAGAGAACATATCAAACGCGGTTACAAAGTCAGCATTTGCTTGTACGTTGTCATCTACACCACCTGTAAGGGATGCTTCAAACAAACCAGTAGCAAATTCAATTGCATCTGCGGAATAGCAGTAGATGTAGTTTGACTGATTTTTAAGGGCTTCGACCACATATGCGCTAGTACCATCAACTTTCTTTGTGCCTAAAACTTTTGAAAGTAGTTCGTATTTTTCAATTACAGCACCAACAGTACCAGTGATCAAACCATCTTCATCAATTACGATCAGGTTGAATGTGTCACTGGTTGGTGCATAGGTAAATTGATCTTCAAATTCCCAACCAGCAAATCCTGCTGAATCAGCAGCAGAAATTTTAATAGAGTTAGAAAGCGCACCAGCATAACGACCAATAAAGGCCGGAACTTGTGTGGTGAATGATGCATCAGTAAGAAGATCAAATGTTGATTCATTCTCAACCAGAATAGGGGTTTGACTAGCTGCATCAGCAACTGAATCAATCGAGTTCAAGGCACCAGTTCCAACTACACGAACCAATTCCAAAGGCACACCATATAGCATATAGTTTGCGGCGGAAAGAAAGTATAGTGCTGTTTGTTTGTCTGGCTCACCAAATCGCTTTACCAGTTCGGATTCGTTGGTAGTAATGCTAACAATTTCGTTAGCTGGCCCCCAACGAAACATACCTACATAACCAGTAGCATTAGTTGTAATGCTCTGGATAGTAAAGGTTAAATCTTTTTCTTTTGAAATTACACTTGGAGAAGTCATAGTTTTTTGAAAACCTCATAATTGGTTTGTTTTATTGTGTCTGATTCTATTTATGATTTGACCGGCTTAAATTAAAACCCGTCAAAAAATACATCATTTCTGTCAACTTCCCCTTGCTTTATTCCGAATGGATTTTGTGTAACGTCTTCACCTTGCCCATCAGTCGGATCAAAATCACGCTCAATAAATCCAAATGGGGTTAGTTGTTCGTTGTTTTCTTTATCTTTCAAGAGTTCAACACGAGTGTTGATATCTGTCATATCTTTAAAGTATTGTTGTGTTGTTGCCCATGCAAAGAGAACACAACACATTGCAAAATCGTCATTGGCACCAGAATCAGCTTCGTAGCTTTTTCCTTTGGGTATGAACGTACCAAATTCATCAATGACCGTCTTATCGTTCAATTCAATCTTTTCATTCTCAATCAGAGTTTTTATGTTAGAGCAACCAACAGCCTTAACCGCAGTAGTTGTTCTAACACCAAGCTTACAATCATTCCCATACCAAATTATCTGTCTACTCTTATCAGATTTTGTCATTAGTAGTTCTTCATATTCGTATTCGTTGTATAGAATAGAAGCTACTTGTTCACCAATATCGTTTATCTCAACCAAAACCATCGCATTGTTGTAATGAGTAGCCGTAGAAAATATAACGCTAGGATATAGAACTGGTGATATTTTGTTATTTCTATATGTCGCTACTACTCTGTAAGGCATTTCTGTTACATCAAAAACAATAAATGCGCTAAAATCTTGACCTAATCCTCTACTAACGTCTACTATTGTTGCGTAAATATGATTGTCTTCAACATCATGATATATTTTTACGTCATTTTTTATTTCATCTGGTTCTCTATGTACCAATTTTTCAAGTGTTGCAGCATTTAACAAAGATTTTTGACTACCACGAAAGACCACGCAATGTTCTTGTAGAAATTGTTCGTAGCTTGTAGCTGCGATCATTTCTCTCTTCCATTCTTCGTCACGAGATGTTATCATATCCCATGTTACTTTAAGTCTTGTATATCCATTGGTTTCATACTCAGTCCAAATTTTATAGAACAAGCCTCTAGCACCATTTGGTGTGGATGTCATTATAACCTTTGAATCTTTACCACTAGATATTGTAGGAAATACAGATTCGTAAAATTCTATATCGTTATCTGTGTGTGCGGCCTCGTCCCAATATACTAAAGAAATACTTTTACCACGAATTGATGATTTAGTAGAAGCACCAGAAAATATTTTTGAGTGGTTTGTAAATGTCATTGATCGTTTGTTGTATGTTGTTACACCCTGTTTAAGAAAAACCGGAAGATATTCATACGACATCTGAATCCTTTCAACGATTTCTTGTGCTTGGTCTGACTTGTTAGCTAATACAGCAACTTGTTTTGATGAATGAAAAGTAGCAAACCATAAAATATAAGCTGCGGCAGTCGTTGTCTTGCCCTGTTGGCGACCAGTACCTACTATGCTGTATCGGTTATTTTGAAATAGGCTGATCATGTCTTCTTGATATGGATACATATCAAATTTAATTAGACCATCATCCAAAGATATAATTTTAATATATTTTCTAGTAAAATATGTTGCGTTAAGAGAACACTTTATCCATTCCAACATTTGTAATTGTGTAAATTCTCTATTTTTTACCTTACCTAAAAGAAGTGGATTTCTTTTATACTGATCTGATATTTCAGGAACTTCATACTGATCAAAATTTTCAACTTCAAGATTTATAGTATTTTTTGAAAGATACTTCATAAGAAGTTCTTTATTATCTATAGCAAAAGAAACGTGTTGGAATGGAGCGCACGTTTCTTTTGCTAAGTATCTTGCTATACGTCTAAATTTTGAATTATTAAAGCTCATATTTTATTTTCTTGGTAATCCCCTGATCCATCCAATGGGTTGTTCATTCTCTTCAAACCTTTTACAAATTAATGTGTCTGGATCATAGTAGTTTTTCTTTTTTGCCTTTGGGTTTCCTTTAATCCAATTATCAGGATATGAGTCTTCAAAAAAGAAACCAAATTCTTTTTTATTTTTAGGATTATGGTATCCACATTTACCCTTAATCGGATTTATAAAGCCATCATCATATATTTTTCTTTGCGCCAATTTCATATTTTCTTTTGCTGATTCTGATCTTTTTGATCCTATATGCTTTTGTCTTGTCTTCTCTATTTTCTGTGGGTCTTTGTTAATTCCATTCGCCACCCAATCTTTTTTTGTGCCTCTATGGCCATCTCCAATTTTATCCCTGTGTTCTTTTGTCTTTTTAACACCAAGAAATCTATCAGAACAAGCTTTTGCAAGTATCTTTTTATAGGATTCATCTTCTTTCTTAATTTTGTTGTACAACTCTTTTATTTCATTTTCAAAATCTTTATCGAAAAATGAAACTGAAAATTCACCAGAAAATAAATGCCTAACGACCGAATACAATGTCCATTTGTTTATATATTTTTTAATATCTAATAAACAATATAACTCTGTGTTATC